CCAGGGAATGGATTACCTGCCTCATCAACAACCCTCACACCCTTTATAGTGCCATTGCCGTTATATATTCCGTTCTCGGTTTCGAAGCTAGAGCCAGTTGCTTTTAGCATGTTGTGCCACGCACCGCCGATACGCCCATTAAATGCAGTACTGACTTTCGCTAAGTGCCACTGCAAATAGCAATAGACGTCCGCGATAGTCAGTGATGGATTTATTGATTTGTTAGCTGTTACCGTGATACCCCACGACTTTGATTGCCAACTTACTAACGACTCTGAAATGCTAATGCCGGTGTGTGCTTGAGCTACTACATCAGCTTGTGTATACGCAGGATCAACACGCAAAATTGTTGATAGCTGAGTACCTCCCGCCCCTTTCATTGTTACGTTGCCCAGTGTTTGAAACTGAAATCCCGCCTTGCGAATTCTGACATCAAATAAATCTTGATCATCACCAGAGTTACCGCGCTTATTTTTAGTACCTATAGTTGAGTTCGCCAACCAATGCACTGCTGTTAATACGCCACCATTACTAGCTATCTGTGCCGTGCCCGACGATTCGATAGCAGCATACTCGCGCTGTGATGTATATGACTCATTAGCCCCCACTGTATTTCCTGCCAGTGCCCCTACACCGATCACATCACTTACGTAAATACCAAACGTGGGGACATTTGTACCAACCGAATTAGTCGCTGCAACAATCAATGTTTGCCTAATTTCATGTAAGCCAAATCTGTTCCCCGTCGCTGCGGACGGGTGGAGCGCACTGACTATTGCAGAACCCTGTTTACAGTTAATAACTCTTAGCCATTTCGCCGCCCAAAACGCGAGATCGATATCATTACCGCCGGCGAAATCGGGACTGTTCAATGTCAAAAAGCTATCAATAGGACCCGTTGACGATAAACCAACGGCTTCTGGTGAATGAATCGGTTTATAACCAACAAATTGGCTGGGTGCAGCAAGTAACGTTAAAATAAAATCATGTGTTGTTAGACCTTGGACATTAAGGCTCGTAGAGTTTGCTCGAATTTGGGGCCCGGCTTCTGTTGAATAACTAGATCCATCAGCATTTAAAATGCACTGTTGCCCCGATAGAAAAACAGAGCCGTTGAACAATATTGCACACCGCGAATAGATTTCACCTCCTCGCCAATTCAATATTCCTCCGCTTTTAACATCTAAATTTCCAATGCTATACATGATTGTAATGCTGGCGGGATTACGCCCAAAATGAATAGCCTTACCAAAATTCTGCCGAACATAACCATTTTTAGTTTCATTGTTGCCAATATTTAACGTCCCACCTGAGTTGATCTGTAGGCAGTTTTCCGACTGAGAAACATTACCAAAAATCAGGATTTCGCGCTCTGGGTTAAATGTCAACGTACCAGTAACAACTAGCCGATTTATATCGAGAGAATAGATAACCAAGTTTAAATAGGTTGATGTAGTAACGCTCGCTACACCACTCAGTCCAGCGAGACTAGTATCAGTTCCTGTTTGTGTGATGGTGGTGCCTGAAATAGAAAAACTCATAAATATCCATGTGCATCGGCATTTTTACGAGTATATGAAATCAGCGAGGATAGTTATTTTGACGGGGGTCAAAATCGAGACTTCAGATACAGCGGCGTGTGTTTTCGCTACTGTATCTGGGGTATTGCGGGGTGTAATTTTGCGCGCGCAAAAAAATTACGCGAGGGTTAGTCCTGGCGACCATGTGCCGCTCTTAAATACGCTGAGTTTGCCGTAAGTTCCCTCAGTTGTGATCACAGCTGTCCATCCCTCACTGGGCTGATAAAACTCCCATGCTGTAGCTTCGTTACGCCAAATAGCTACCCGCTGAGCCTTTGTTTCCCAGCCCCCTCCAGTTGCGCCAGCAGGTACTATATAGCAGTCGCCGTTTGCTGGTGATACAGGTGCTGCAGTGAGCGAACGACTAAGCACCGCCAGTTGCATTACTACACCAATTTTTAAAAAGTTACTGTCTATCTGCGCCTCCCAACCGCTCTCACCGGATTCATAGCCGTAATACAAACCCATTTTTGGTTCTTGTTTCGATGACATTTTTTATCCTCCCCAGGATTCACCCCAACGCAGGCCCCAGCCGGTTCGTTGAGTTGTAATTGTGTGTTTTTGATGACTGGTTAAACCTGCACGTTTACTGCTTAATTCAATCGTTAATGTGTCATTTAATCGTGCTGTGGGTGCTGGTACTAATGCTGTAGAGGGCACACTTTCATCTAGCAGCTTAGGGCTATTAATATTTACTTGTACACCGCTATAACTAGCTGTTGCACCATAAACAACTTGGTCAGGCACACCTGTCACGTCGCCGACAATAAATATGCTCAGGCCAGTCAAGTCACGATTAATTCTACGCACATAACCGAACCGCGCCCCAAAACCAAAGTACACATAGCCCGCTGTTAATAGCAGCGAGTTCGCATCATTAACGTAGGCAACAATATTTGGAATAGCTATTTCAGCGAGCAGCGTGCCGGTTAAATCGTAACGCCGTAACAGCGTTGAAACAGTGGATGTATTACGTACAACCAGATAAAACGTAGATGACGTTGGATCACCCACCACATGTGTTGGCTTAATGTTTGCCGCAAATGTTACGATCGTTGAGCCTAGCGCGCCAGTTGAACTGTTTACTGTTTTGATACTGGATTCGCTAACCTCAACACCTGTAGTGGCTGACACTTGATCAGCAAGTACATGCCCCGTGCGTGTAGCTATTAATGCGATGTTGTCGCTGGCATCAATCGAATAAACGCGCGTAACACCTGCGAGCGACTGAGTTATATTTAAGTGCGCAGTAATCGCATTAGTGATATTTACTGCGCGGCCAGCCGTGCTGAGTGTCGATGCAATCTCGCGTCCAACTACATACAACAGTGAACCAAACGCGATACTTGCATTCGCGTAGGACCACAAACCGCCACTGCTATTTTGAATGTATTGATTGATTTGGCTCGGGTTGCTTATCGTTAAGCCAACAGTTGGGTCATCAAACTGCGCCATATCTGCCGAGTAATAGTCCAGCGTAATCGTTGTAGCTGTTGTGACGGGTCCCGACACTAAACTGGATTTTGCAATACGGTGCAAAATCTCACGGCGGCGAACGATCGTTCGTATTGCACCTGCGTTACTTGCCCAATACGCTAGGCTGGCACCACCTTCGCCTAATGCGAGTTTTGATACTGCACCTGCGCGACGATCACGAATCGTATACGTTACGCGATCAAATGGAGCAGACAATGACGACACAGGGTTTAAATCATAGAACAAATCCGTTTTACCCGTTTTTACTACCCAACCCGTTGTTGTGTCATATGAAAAATTAGACTGATAAACGAGTGGGTTTAATGTAAAGCCCGTTGTCATCGTTGCTGAATCCCAACTCGCATTAGGCTCTGCAGGAACAAAGTATGCTGGGTCTGTTACAGCACCTATGCCCACCATACGAAGATCACGCGCGGCGGCATAGCTCACAGCCCCAGATAAAAATTCGGCATTGGTTGGTAGCGTGTACGTAGTATTTGAGGTCTCTGCATTAACTAACTCAACACCCGATTCACCCGTGACGCGCACAACATAACTCACATCGACTTCAGGACCAATGCTGCCGATACTTTGATCTATTAACTGATCTGCTTGCAAGGTTCTATCGCGATGCGACCATGACACGCTGAGTGCACCGGTAATTTTAGTTGGATATGCAGCACTGTTAAGTTGCACGTTACCCGGCGCGTAGGGGCGATCACGGAGCTGGGTGATGATGTGGTTGACAATAGGGGCGCTATCTACACTAAGCGTGCCTGCACCTGTGCGACTGAGCAGCTGAGTTTGCACGGTAACGCCAGCGGCATATTCAGTTTGATCTACTCCGATATGGTCCTGATAAAAATAAATGCGGGCACCAATCGCATGATTGGCAGGTACAGTATCAACACAGCCACGCGCGAGCATGCAGAAACCATCGGTAGTATCTATGGCATCCACCCTGAATATCTCGCCATTAATTATGGCGGCGGTACCGGGAGCAACTTCACCCACGTTGATCATGTTCGCAAGCGTTACAGTGACGCGGTCATTGGTTTTAACGATTGCAGTGGCAAGTGTTGCGGCGGGTGCAAAGTCCGCACCTATGCTTACCCAGTTGCCGGTACCTACGCGAGTGGCTAGCTCATAATCTATCGATAGCCCTGCGGGCGCAGCGGCAACACTGGTAACAAAGTTGGTGCCTGGTGTGAGTGTTGAAAATGTAGCTTGATCGAGCGTCGCGGCTAAGTCGCGGTGGTTGGCTTCGCCAATAATCGAATTGGCAATAGGCTCTGGGTAAACACTCGGCGGCGTCCATTGCGATGACTGTACGGCAACAAACGAATTAGCAGGTAACCCGAAAATATCCATCACTGCAGTGACTGTAATCGCACCCGCACCCAGTTGGCCGTCATCAATACTGCCTGCGCGTAATACCAAATTGCTAATACCACGCTCGGGTGCACTAATACGAAATACGCCACCGGGCTCAATCGCATAACCACGGCGATCAAGTCGAACCTTGAATTTTTTAGGGGCAAATTTAGCGCGCAAATCGCGCTGTGCTACACGCAGCGCTAACTCAGGCGTGGGTATGCCAGGGTAGTCAGACGTTTCCGGTATCGTGCCATTTGCGCCGCGAATAGCTGCAGAGTTTTGCACGCGCACTTGACCCTCTTCGCCATCAACCGGGCGCGTGTAGGTTACAATAATTTCATTTGCTGCAACGGCTGTTGCGACATTGTCGTCAATATCAATACCCAACAAGCCAGTATCAGCAGTAAACAACGGCAGCGTATTTACATCGTAGTCGTTGCGAACTAGGCGCAGCGTCCACAACCCTGTTACGCGGTGTAAAAATAAATTGCACCCAATATGACTTTGTACGATTTGAATAAATTGATCGATTTTCTCTTGGCGACTCCAACGTATGCACAGGCCAAAACTTTCCGTAAATAACATATCTGCAGCTGTAACAAAGCTAGGCTCATCCAAGCGTGCGCGAGGAAAACCACGCCCCCAATCGCGATTAGTCAGACACTCATACAGCAGATGAGCTCCATTTCGCGCTTTGATTTTCCCGCTATCTAAACTGATGATGCATTTCTCAGGATACCAAGGCGCGCCATCCCATCCCGCCAAACCTCGACGAACACGAAATGCCCAGGGCTTGGGGTATTTGCTCATCGCTGAAATCAGGCCGTCAAAAAATAACGTGAATCGGCCACGGAACGCCGGCACTAAACCACCTAACATTGCTGCAAGGTTTGTATCTACTGGTTGATCATCAGCGCCCATCAGTACGATACAATTGCCTTCAACACCACCTTCACTTTCTTCACCGCCAAACAAATCTTTTGCTTTTATTTTAATGGCTGTATTACCAGTAACCTGCTGGTTCCACGTAATTTTATCCTCATCACGAAATGACTTTACTATTTTGGCAAGGCCAGTTGCTGCAACTGTTGATGCACTACCAGAGCGCGTCCATAGACCAAATTGAACCTCTGCCTCTGGCGACGGAGCCGGTGCAGCAGCTGGGTCATACAGCCATGCTGTGCGATCGCCAATTTTTATTTCCACTAGTTCATCTACTGGGCCACGGCAAACGCCCATGTGCAAACCCATAAAATAACGATAGCCGATGGTGGTTTTGCTTTGCTTACCCATTTAACTCACCTGTTTGTTCGCGCGCCCATTCAACTAAACGCAGTGCCAACGCATCATTAGTGGCAACTAATTTGCTAGCGGTAATTCCACCATTCGTAATGAAGTCATTCCAGCTCAAACCATGGCGCGCAAAAAAAATGCGCGTTTGAGTATTACAGTAGCCCGCTTTGCTGCTAAAGCCTGGCACTGTGTGCAGGTGTTGTACCGTTACTAATATATCGTCCATCGCTTTTACCGCTTGATCGCTGAAGTACGGAAGTTGCCGACACCCAGCACAAACCAGCCTTTGATCCATACATCACCAAATACAACAGCTTGCGGAGTGGATTCATCGATTTGCGGAAATTCAAAATCACCAATTGCAGCAGGCTTGGGCGTTTTAGGCTTAGGGGCTGTGGCATAGCTGATGGCAGCACTGAGTACTAACAGGAATATTTGAAAAAACATAAAGGCTCCTTAAAAAATGGGGCTGCTATCAAACGGGTTCTTACCTGGTTGGTGTGGTTGTCCACCATAGTTTTCTACGTTGCCGAATTTATCGTGACACGTTTGAATGATACGATCACATCCGGGGAATGCAGTAACATCCATCGCAAGTGCAAGCCCCTGTGTACCACCAAGCAACACTAAATCGCTGTTGGTATGGCTCTCAATAGCGCGGCGATCATATTGCGCAGTGCCCACGGCCCACTCAACATAGCCGCCGTTAAACCAACCATCGCTGTAGCCTGCGAATGCACCATTGCTAATACGCACGCCATTCATACTTTGAATGCTGGATTCAACTTTATACAAATCGCGATTTACATAGCAGCCGCGTTCATACAGCACATGCGGGCAACCGCGGCCCCAGGTTAAGCGCAGACCTATTTGATTCAGGCTGATCGCATCGGAGTTACACACAATTACAGCGCGGTCTTCAGCGGGGAACTGCACAGTTTGAATTGCGCCAACGTAACCAATGATCGCCTCGGTATCGCCATAGTGCATATCGCGCACAGTTAAAATAATATCGCTACTTGGACCAATGCCGCGATAAAGTTCAGCAACTTCAATGCCCGCAGGAACTGTTACTTCAAACGCATCGGCACTGGGTTCACCGCTTTGACGAATATTGTTGTCACTGATTTGCAGTGTGCGATAAAGCTGAGATGCGTATGTCACATTGCGATCAGCAGTGCAGTAACCCCACCGAAGTAAACCGCGCTCAAACAAGTAAAGGCGCACGGGCTTACCCAGATCGATACTGGTTTCAATTAAATTAAACGTCATCGTCACGTACCCCTCTAAAAACTTGCGATACAGTGGCCAAGCCAGCGCTATCGGTTTCGTGCTGAATCTCAATCGAGTCGCTGTCACTGCGCATGAGCATGAGCCAACTAATGCGCTCAATGTCTGTTGGGTTTATCACCACACCAAAGCTGGCGTTTAACTGCAGGCGCTCTGCATCGCTGCTTATTTCTGCACTGCCGGTAATACGGCGATAAAACACAGTGCCGTTACGCAACTGCACGCGAATGTCGCGGCGCCCCGGCTTCGCTTGACCAAAGCGGGTGTAACCAATAGCGGCAACATCGATTGTTACTGCTGCATCACTAATAATGCTAACAACGGTGAGATCATCAGCATGGGTTGTTAACCACACCGCTTTTTGGCGACCGTTAAGTGCGTATATAAAGGAACGAAGACTTGCACGCTCGGTACGGCCTGCTAAAAACCAACGATGCAATTGTGTAGGGAACGCGAGGTTAGCCGTGTCTGTAATCGTTGCGGGCGCGCTGCCGTTGTCCAGTGTCAGCAGCAGGTGTTGGTATTGGCTAGTTAAGTCTTCGCTTTCGTCTGGGCGCGCATCAAACACAGGCCAACCCATGTAGGTTGTTGCGGGCATGGCTGCGGGCCATTCGTTTGGCTC